AACAGCTTTCGGCAAAGGCACTGGTCTGCCAGGCATGACCATTCCATCTCAAAGCCGTGCTGTGTTTCATGTTGAATCGTGTGGCATAGTCAGGATCAAGCGCAGCCGGACTCATGGGCAACAGCTCATTCACACTGATCAAGAGCACACAGTGTTGATTCATGGTTTCGATCAAGGTACGTTGCCATGACGCAAAGCTCTGTCCAGGCAGTCCCACAATCATGTTGATTGAGCAAGGCACTTCAGGATAATCCTGTTGCAGCTCCTGAATCATTTGTCGGTGAACTTGCCAGCTCACGTCGGGACGATCAATATTGATCAGTACCTGTGGATCAAGATCTTGCACACTGAAGGCAAAACCCACGTAGGCATGCGCCATTTTTCCACGACCCATGACATGATGCAGTTTTTGCACATTGTTTTTGCGAAGTTTGCTATAGGTGGCAGTGATTTCAAAACCAGCCTGTCGTTCAATATTGATGTCAGCAAGGTACTCAAATATTTCGATATCTTCGTCATACTGACCAAAATTTGCATCAGTTATAAAGATCTGCCTGATGCCCAATTCATAAAACAATTCAATTTCGTCGCGCCAGGTGCCTTTGCGTCTACTGACTTTTCGATCTAGTCCGTTGTTCCAGTCACAAAAGGTGCAGCTATAGGGGCAGCCGCGAGTCAATTGCCAGGGCAAGATCACTGTGATTCCCAGAGCATATTGCTGTTCAACCATGTTCCGTAGCAAGTCTGCACAGTGAAGATAGGGACTGGCCTTGGGCTCAGGTACCACTCGATAGTCGGCCACCAGCACACGGTGTTGCTCTGGATCACGCCAGGCCACATTGCTGGTGTTGAATCTTATGAGTTTTTTGTGGGTGATCAGTGCCTCAATGACGTCACTGAATGCCTGTTCACCAGCACCATAAACAGCATAATCTACCCAAGGCCGTTTGTCTAACCAGTTGCTATCGCTATGTACACTGACACTGGGGCCACCTGCTATCACTGTGATTGACTCTGGCAATTGATCACGCACACGGCTCATCTGTTGATCAAAATAAATTTCATTCCAGACAAAAAGGCTGACACACAACACATCAATTTTGTTTTCAAAACAAAAATCAATCAGCTCTTGATCTGTCAGGCTGCCTTGCACAGGAATTTCCCAGTGCAATTGTGCGGCAATTTCTGGTTTGTGAATTTCTATGTAGTGTTTGAGATACAGTGCCGATGTGGCCACATGCATTTGATTGCCGTTGCCCACAAACTGTTTGTGATAAAATGCAATGTTTAGCATGTCATGGCTTTGTCTTGGAAAATTGCTGATGAACTGATTGCGTTGTCTTTGCAATATTTATAAACCCGAGACCAATGCTGTTTTAGGTCACGTGTGCATGCAATCAACATTTTGGTGATGTATGGGTTGCCCAACCACGGTGTGAGTGTGCTGTCAAAAGTGCATGCTGACAACACCTGGTTGGCAACTTCAATTCCGCCAAATGCCTGTCTGAACCAAAATTGGTCGTTGTGGATCCAGTTTTGCAATAGATCCTGCTGCATGATTTCATAATGCTCACTGCCTGACACTGTGTCAACAAATTTGTCAAGATCAACCGCAACGCCTGTGCCAGACTGAAAATAGGCGGCTGCTGTGAATAGATGTGACCATACAGTCATGGTCACAAAATCATTTTGATTGTAGCTCATGCAACTTTGCGGAAACCTGTTTCTAAAGAAATAAAATCCACTGTATCTGTTGGATGAGCTGTACTGCACAGAGAATCTTGTGTATCGGGGATCAGTACTGGCCGGAGCAAGAGGCAACAGTTCGTTGATATAGATCCAAGGTTGCGCACCGGCGCTGACCACTGCACACAATGTGTCCAACCAATTTTCCACAGTCTGTCCAGGCAGACCCTGAATCAGTTGAACGTTGACTGGAAGGTGCGGAAATCTCTCTTGCAGTTGATGTATCATTTGTTTGTGTACAGTCCAACTCACATCAGGCCTGTCAATATTGGCCAGAATTTCCTGGTGAATATCTTGCACTGCCAAAGTGAATCCACTGTCATCAATCAAGCCAGATTCCCCAGCAATGGTCAACAATTCCAAATTGACATCTTTTTTCAACTTGCTGAGATTGATGTTTAGAGTGAATCCTGCATCGTGCTCTAGGTTCTTTTTGGCTAGATATTTGAAAAGATCAACATCTTCTGCATATTGTCCGGTGTTGGCATCAGACAAATCCAAACGTTTGATACCCAAACGATGAAACAAATCTATCTCGTCGCGATAACTACCGTGTCTACGAGTGGTTTTATTCACAGGCCCGTTGTTCCAATCACAGAAGGTGCATTTGTAGGGACAGCCCCGGGTCAGCTGATATGGCAGTTCTATGTCATAGCCCTGCTGTTGCTCCTGCTCTATCATGGCTGTCAGCAGATCTTCGCAATTGAGATATGGACTGATTTTGGGTTCAGGCACGTATTGGTAATCAGCCAACATTGTAGTGTTACGTCGTGAATCATGCCAGGCCATGTTGCTGGTGTTGAATTTTATCAAAGGTCGGTGATCCACCATGCTCTGTAAAATATCTGCAAAGGCCACTTCGCCTGAGCCATACACTGCATAATCCATCCAGGAATGTTTCTGCAAAAAATTTTGATCACTGTGTGGAATCACGCTGCCACCGCCAGCCACAATCACCGTGTGTGGCGGCAACAGGGATCGTATTCTCTGCATCTGTGCCGCCAGATAATCATAGTTCCAAACAAACATGCTGATACCCAGCACAGTTATGTTGTTGCTCCAACAGTAATCAATGAGATCTTGATCTGACATGGCAACCTGAATAGGTGTATTCCATGTGAGATTCTGAGCAAGATCAGGTCTGTGAATGTCTATGTAGGTTTTGAGATAAAGAGCAGCAACACCTAGGTACAAAGCCTTGGAGTCACTGCTGTTTTGATTGGGTATTTTGTTACATTGATAAATCGCAATGTTTATCATGAGCCTTGTTGTTTTTGCCTGTAGTCCTGCAGGGCTGCTTTGATAGCATCCTCTGCCAGGATCGAGCAATGAATTTTGACAGGAGGCAAAGCCAGTTCTTCAGCAATTTGGGTATTTTTTATACCTGCTGCTTGGTCCAGTGTTTTGCCTTTGACCCACTCAGTCACCAGCGACGACGACGCAATGGCTGAGCCACAGCCATAGGTCTTGAATTTGGCATCAGTGATGATGTCATTTTCCACCTTGATCTGCAGTTGTAGTACGTCGCCGCAGGCTGGCGCACCCACTAGACCAGTGCCCACCGAACGGTCATCTTTGTCCATCTTGCCCACGTTGCGTGGATTTTCATAGTGATCTAGAACCTGTGTTGAATAAGCCATGACAATCCTCCCAGCAATATTATACTGATTCGCTTGGGTATTTACAACCTTTTATTGTTTGAGACCACGTTTCATGGCCGATTTCGCGGCCTTGGAAACGATGTCTCTTGCACGGTCCACTGGCATTTCAGTGGGGGCTTGTGTGCTGTCAGCGTCGCCACCTTTGTACACAATGGGATCATTGCTGTTGGGCTTGAGTGGTTCTAACATGTTGCTGAGTGGTGGCAGATTCAAAATATCCGGCAACATGTTGCGAGTGAGACGAATGCCAAGACTTTGTGCAAGATTTACAAAAGCATCTTGATCAATCTGTTTGCGAGCGTTGCTGTTGTCTGCCAGTCCTGACAACAGCTCTACCAGACCCATGAGCTGTTGCGGACTGGGTGTAGGGTCTGTGGTTACGTCGGCTACTTCGTTGATTCGCATTATCTCTTGGCACGACCCAGGGCACCTGCTGCTGGTGCTGCGTCTTCCTGGTCATCCACCGGTGCAGGTTCTTCCACGTCCGTGACGTCAAGTTCGGTACTGTCAACTTCGGTGTCGCCAGGCATGGCAGCCGCAGGCTCAGCCGGTGCGCCCAGTGCAGCAGCAGCAGGATCAGCGGGTGGCGCTTGACCGGTCACTACACCCAGTGCAGTCTCCATTTGTTGCTTGGCAGCCTGCAAATTCTGCACAAGTCCTGTGAGAGCCGCGCTGGCGTCGGTATTGAACTGTTGAGCCTGATCCAATCCCACTTGATTTTTGATGCTGTCCACCAAAGCCGGCAATTCTTTGAATTGCATTTCTGTGACATCTTCCAGCATGTCTTGCATTTTGTCAACCATGTCCTGTGCTGCCAACACAACCTGGGCCTGTTGAATTTCACTTTCCTGCAGAATGGTCCAGGCACGACGCAGTTGATTTTCCGTCATGGTCATTTGTGCGCCCTGCACCAAACGTGTTTCCTGTGGTGTCAGTCTCTGTCCCGTCATGTGCTTGCGCAGCGCAGTCTTGACCTTGGGATCAGCAAACTTGCTCTGCAATTTGGTAATGGCACTGGCCTGCTGACTTGCGCTCACTTGTTGAGCAGCAGCACCAGGTTGTGCTGTGGGATCAACACCTGCACCGCCCACGGTCTGTTCACTGATACGTGAAATCAAGGCCTGCTCCAGCATGACCAATTTGAGATAGTCAGGATTGTCGTGACTGACATGACGTGCAGTGCTTGCGCGATGCTCGGACAACACCGATCTCACACGGGTCAGCATGACCTTGGCCTGCCGAGCGCTGAGATTTTCAAAAGTGATCTTGGAGCCAAAGTGACTTTCAAAAACCTTGGCGATTTTTTCTGTGGCGCTAGGCGCTGCTAGTTCGAAGAGTTTCATTATTGAATCCTTTTAGTTGCAAATATTTAGCCAATTTTATACATTTTTCTAGTTCTGAGGTAACGGTTCGCAGACGCAATTGTTTGGGTTGTAACTTGATTGATACCATGTCTTTGAAATCTGTGCGTTGACTGCGCTGAATGTGAGTCTGTGTCTGCGCTATCGCCCAAGTCAACTGCTGCTTGGTTTGGTCTAAATCTATGATTTCTTGCTGTAGTTGGTGTTGACGCAGCTTGTGAGCTGTACACCAGCTGATAGCAGTACGCCGATTTGAAAAATTGTGTGCTAACTTTTGATCAATGTACACTGCACAACCATCTTTGCCCATTTCCAGCAAATAAACACCAAAAGCCAGGATTTGATCATCTTGTTCCAATATCATGTGATCAACATGACGCGGAACTTCTCTATTGGCCCAGCGTTCTAATTTTTGATCCTGTGTCATAGTTTGTCAAAATACTGTGTAGCAAACCAAGCACATAATGACAACAACACAGCAATCACACCCATGCTCCAGTTTTGTATGGTGTTGTTGTGTTTGTCACTCATGGCATGTACCAGCTCGTGTGTTTCTTGCATGACCGGTGCCAATGCCGAAATCTTTTCCTCCACTGTGTTGAGTTTGTTTTCCAAGAATCTATATCTTTCTGCACACAGTTCCACGTGTGCTTCGAGATTCTTTTTTTCAATGTCAGTGGGGTCAATCATTGCAGTCTCCGTTGTAATATTTATAGGGAGAACCAGATATTTTGCTGCGGTCCCTGTGTACACAGCCTCGACACAGTGTGAATTTTTTCATCTAGATTTAGAGTCATAGGCACTCCTTCGCAGTCGGCTCGCAATGCAGCCAAATCATCCTGTCCTGGCAACAAAAAAACAGCTTCGGTTTCGCTTTCAAAACTGAAATGCCAGACATTGTCAACACAGTGTGGTTCAGTCACGTTCATGGGTTGAGTTCGCAATCCAAAAATTTGCAGCAGAGTTTCGTAGTTGCGCTGTTGATTTCTACTGCGCTCCCACTGTGCTTGATTGGTGATTGATTGACCGGCACGATCAGTGAATGGCAACTGTGCTGGCCTGTAGCTGCCGGTCACTCCGGTATAGGTGCAGTCAAACAGAGTGCGACAGTTTATTTTCATGACTGAGATATTTAAGAGCAAACAAAAACCCCGGATTTTTTAGGTCCGGGGTTGTTGCAGAGCCTAATTGAATTAGGACAGTGGGCTTGTGGTAAACACAGCATTTGCAGCGCAACTGCTGAAGCCGATGTTTAGGCCACCAGTTGCATTTGCTCCCTGAGCTGCAGACAGAATCTGAGCAGCGTTTGCAGCGCCTGTGGGGTACAGAGCGATGTTTAGGATTGTTGGTGCTGCTGGGCTGACCTGATACATTGCAATGGTTGTGGTCTGCTGAATAGCTTGCAGAGCGTTGTTGATGAAACCAGTTGCGTTTGCTGCACCGCTAGCGCTCATTGCGCTGTTGGCAACCAAGCTGAAGAAGTCCAGCTTGGGACCAGCCATCTGTACTGGACCTTGTGCTGCGATGTTTGCGGTGTTGGCAATGGTACCGTTGCCTACGTCAATTGCGAATACCGGTTGGGTTGTACCGTTTACTTTGGTAATTTGTGCCATGATAATTTCCTTTTAAAAGTTAGGCTTTCGCCCTGCACTTATTTATATCAATTGGGCAAAATTGGTTACTTGGGGTTGTTTCTGGCGCGATTCTGTGCAGCAAAGCTTTCGGGATCAAATCGACTCACCGCCTTGGCATAGCCTGCCGGTGTGGCCATGACCCAGCCCTCCTGTCCAGGATGTTGCTGATCTGCCTGGCGCAACAAGTCCATCTTGAGAGCATGCAAAAGTTCAAATGCCAGAAATGCTGCTGCCATGGCCTCGCTGTTGCCGGCAGGACTCTTGAGATATTCCACAATGTTGGCAAACTTGCGTGGTGTGACTCGTGTCTGCAGCCATTGGCCAAACTCTGCCAATAACTGCCCTGCAGGTTGCAAGGGTTGACCCACCTTGGTGTTGATAAAGTCCACTGCCAGTTTGAATAAGTCAGTGATCTGCTGCGCTCG